GTCCAACTGATAATCACGAGGCGCAAATGGTAAACCAATTGTTGAAACGAATTCTTTAGCTTCTGCTAAACTAAATTCTTGATCATTGTATGCAGGATCGATTACTATATTATATCCTCTCTCAGATGCAAATCTTTGCACATGAGGTAACAACCCTGAGTAAATACGTTTGGTTGATGGATTGAATAATCTTATTTTTCCATCCCACATTTTATTTCTAACTTGTGGCATGAATTGCATACCTGGCACTGTAAATGTGAAGTAGTCTTGAAGTTCCCAACAAGACCCTCCATCACAGTCTACTGACATATAGACTTCGTTTACTTTACTAACTATTAATGTTTCCATGTTCATCAATAGGGAATATTTTAGAAATAGCTTTTGCACACTCTTGCGCTAGTTGCATATGCTCTAGCTGAGTGCCATTAGCGCTTCGTAATTGAATGTAATGGATCCATGATCTCAATGTACCATTTACATACAAGCGGCTTACAGTGTTTCCTTCTGGTAGCACTGCTCTGGCCTGCTCTTTGGCAATATCGTTGCTTACAGCCCATCTGTATGCGTCTGTGGCGGCATCTATAACACGTTGTTGCATTTGAAACCAACGATCTTGTAAGCCACCTTCGTATTCATCAGACATATCAAGTGCGATACTGTTTTGACGATTCTTAGGATCTTGTAATCTAGCATCACGCAATTCAAAATCCAAATCTTTTGTAGGATCTGCATAACGTTGACTGAACTCTTGAAAAGAGAACGATCTGTGTCTAAGAAACTGACGTGCAATGTCACGTGTCGTTTCTACTTCCATACATGCACTAACCATCTCCAAAGGAGACCAATGCTGGTGTTTAATTAAGTATTTGACTAGCCTTTCACTAGTCTCTGTATTCATCTGGTTCTCTGGGTTACTTACTCTTGCACAGAAAGCAACCAGATCAAGTGCAGATAGGTCTTGCTCTTCAACTGGCGTCTGAGACCAGCTTACTAAACGTACGTTCATTAAATTCCTACCTTAAATTTTTCCCATGATATTGCGGCATTGATATTGAATCCTCTATTATTAAGTGATTTAATAATTGCCTCTAAGAAGTCTACCTTCTCTCTTTGATAAGCTAACTTAAGATTGTTATTGATCCAATCCTTGTTAGAATCAATGTGAATGTTGAGGTCTGCTTTTAGGATGATATTGTTAATTTGATCCCAACCTCTTTGTGTCAGATCCTCATAGTCCATGTGACCTTGATAATAGCTCCACAAGTCTTTCCACAATTGTTTACTTTCAAGTTCCATCTTCTTGAGAATTAATCTCTCAGTCGAATAAATCTTAAAATATTTACTGTGAAGTTGAGGTATCTTAATGGCCTCTTCGCCTAATTCAGTTCTATCTACTGGAGCGTCCTTACTCCATAGTTCCTGTATCTGTTCTAGTGTCATATTTTTTTTCAAACCATAATCTAACTGCCGTCTTTCTAATGACAGCAAAGAAAAACATTATTGATGTACAGGCTATTGTAGTCTGTAATGCATTAAAAGACAACGACAAACAAACCCAAATAATAGCAAAGTTAATTGGGAAGTTAATAATAGTGCCTAGTATGGTATCGCTAGTAGCTTCTTTAGCAGCTCTCTTGACTTTCTTGTTCAACTGGATTTCCTATATACCATTGTGTAACGGTGTCAACTCTAAAGGATCTCCATGCGTCCTTATCCAAACTCCATACTACAAAATTATCACTCATTGGATCAATATCTTTTACTGTTGCTTCTCTAGGAATCAAATCTGCTTTTAGTGTGCATGGCATGACACGTAGTTCACCAGTTCCAATTTTAGTGAACTCTACTGTTACGATTCCTTCTTTTGCTTCTTTTAAAAAGTTAGTTCTGCAAGTTGCATTCATTATATATTCTCTATTTCAAATTTTCTGTATTTGAATGTAGCTGTACATTCAACATAATCTACATCAGCTAGCTGCGTAGAGAACGGAATATCTGATAGAGAAGTAGGAAAGCAGTCCGTAAATGTAACTTCTTTGTTAGGATTCATTGCGCTATTCAATATAGTCAATGTTGCGTCACTAAATACTCGATCATCAGACATTGGGTTATTAGCCTCGTTCACCCATGCAGTAGATTCTGTAAAATCATCGACCCTTAATATTGCTCTCATCCAATTATACAGTTCCATGTAGTTATCTAAGTTTTCATCAACTCTAAATGTGATTACTAGATCACCATATGTTGCTTGATCACCAGGCAACTGTATTTTAGTGAAAGGTGTAGGGACCGGTGTTTCGCCCATTGTTATGGAAGGAATAGCAACATTCTGTACAAAGAAGTTCACTGTCGGGATCTTCTTAATGAAAAATCTATGTCCTAGAGGAGATAGAAAGTTTGTTGTTGTAGGTTCAGTTCCAGTCATAACAGTATTTATATTACCTCCATAGCGGTTTAAAGTCAACGAGTAAAAAGGGGCCATTGGCCCCTTCTGTTAGTACCAAGGATTATTAGTCACATATTCAGGCAAAAATCTTTCCTCGTCTCTTGGACAAAAAGATTTAGCTATTCTATGATTCTTAGCTTTAGGGCTTAATATTTCCTTAGTAAGATCCCTTTTGACTGCACGTTTGAAACGAGCAATTTGATATTTAGTCATGTCAATCTCCTATAGAAGATTGCGTTCCTTCAGCACCATTGCCTACTTCCGTCTATTACTAGATGAACGTAACAATGCGTTCCTTCGTCACTATTGACTACTTCCGTCTCGTTAGAGATGAACGATGTATATTACTATACAATATTATTTATATAAAATCAACGCAAAAAAAAGAGGGACCGAAGTCCCTCTTAAAAAACCAGTTAAGGTTGTATTACATGATGTTGTTGACCAACACTCTTCTGTAGTACTTGTTAAGGTTTTGTGCAAGAGCTCCGTTATCTGCAAGTGCACTTGTGCCTCTTGCAAAAGGATTCTCAACAACGCCGTAACGAGTCTTAAAGCCGATTTTAGGTTGGAATGTATCCTCACCAACCGCTCTCACCATTTGTAGTGGAACGTATGGGCAATAGAACAGACCAGCATCAAAAGCGCTAGAGCCTTTGTAACCGACAGTCATGTAATGTACACCTGAAGAAGGTGCAAAGTAAGGGTCAATGTAGACTCTAATTCTGCCGTTTAATACACCAGCGAATGTAGAACCTGTGTCATCAACTGCTAAGTTGTTGCTGTTCAAAGCAGGAGTGTAATCTAATACACCAGCCATTTGAAGTGCAGAAGCAACGTCAGAAGAACATAACATGATGTTACCTTTTCCTCTTCTTGTTCCTCTTGCAATCTCATTAGCTTCTCTCTCGATTTGGAACATAAGACCTTTGAACTTCTCAACCATCCATCTACCGTTAGAATCAACGTCTAAGTCAAAAGTACCACCGGAAGAAACGTTTTGTTGTGCACCAGGTACAGCAACAAGGTTAACTGTTCTTACGATTTCTCT